CTCAGGGGCCGACACGTTCGACGTGGCGGTGGGCCTGGAGTACGTGGCCGGGACGGCGACGGCGGTCGACCAGGGGCAGCCGGACGCCGGGACGCTGCGGACGGTGGAGGCGCAGAGCAATGCGGCCACCCACCACGACATTGACCCGAACCAGAACGAGGTGGCGGCGGACATCAGCGCCAACACGAGCCGCCGCAAGCTTCTCTGCCAGAACGTCGGCACGGACATCGTGGCGGTCAACTGGTGCGAAAACACCGGGACGGGGACCCACGGCGTGTTCCTCGCCGGAGGGACGGCCGCGTTCGACGGGACTGGTGGAAGCGTCGAGATCGAGAGCACGTGCGCGGTCTGGCTGTACGACGTGAACAACACGACGAACGCGGACACCAACTGCATCGAGGAGACGATGTGATGCGCTGGGCCGGCTCGTCTGCTCCCGTTCTCGTCCACGCGGCCGACTACGGCGACCTGGGCGGGCACGGGTGGCTGGCGGACGGGAACGCCATGTTTGGCGCGGGTTCGGGCGCCGCTACCGTGACGATCGATATCGACTGGTTCATGGCCGGGAACTGGAGCTAGGATGCCTCGACGACTGGCGCTGACCCCCACTCGCAGAGACGGCGCAGCGGTTGCTGGGGGCGCTGCCCTCGGCGCGCTTCTGACGGCTCTGGTCTCGGGGTCTCCAACCGCCCCCGGCACCCCCGAACCGTCGGCGTCGGCGAGACGTCCACCCGTCGAGGCAGAGGCGGCCCCGACGCCGCCGTCCCCCGCGGTGACGCCCCCAAAGCCCCAGCCCATGCGCCCCGCCAACGTCAAGGGCGTCCGCAGCACGACAAACCTGCCCAACCCCATGCGGGTCGTGTGGGACGAGCGGGGTCCGCGGGCGGTAGTTGGGGCCAAGCGCTACCCGGTGGCCCTCCGAGGCCCGGGGCTGGAGGGGGTCGAGGGGACGCAGTGCTATTCGACGGGCACGGCGGGCGACTTCGGCCCGAAGGGGCCGCGGCTCCGTCCGGGGGAGTACCTCGTGCTGGCCGAGCGGCCCTGTCGGAGTACGCCTTCGTCTCCCAAGCCTTCCGTGGAGGCTCCCTGATGGGTGCCGGCGTGGTCCTCCTGGTCGAGGACGCCGACAGAGATGCGGCATTGATCGAGGCGATCTTGGGAGCGGCTGGCTACGCTACGCGCCGGGCGCTCTCCCTGGCCGGCGGTCTCGAGGCACTTCGGGACGTCGACTTCGACGTGGTGCTGATTGACCTCGGACTCCCAGATGCCGAGGGAGGCACCGTCCTGGATGTGGTCCTCGACGCCGCGTGGCTCGCCCCCGTGGTGGTAGTCACCGGTCGCGACGATCCGGAGATGGAGCTCGACGCCCTGCGATCTGGGGCGCAGGAGTGGTTGTCGAAGGGGAGTGGTCTGACGTCGAGCGCTGTCCTGCGCTGCGTGCGTCATGCGATAGCGCGCCGCGAGGGGCAGCGGGCCGTCGACAGCCGCAACCTGGAGGCCGTCACGCAGCGACTGCGCTCTGCGCTAGATCGCACGGAGACGCTACGGCCAGCCAGCAACGGCAGGAAGCCGGAACGTCCCTGGTACACGAGAGCACTCGATGCCGCCTTCGGTTGACACGCTGACCCGCGACCGCGTCCAGGAGCTCGCCATCGAGGTGACCCGGGTGGCGACCCTCCTGGAGACGCAGGCGGGGCTACTGCCGGCGACGCAGGAGCTCGACCGCCGGCTGTCCCGGATCGAAGGTATCCTCAAGGTGGTGCTGATCGTGGGGACGCTGGCGACGGGGGCGGCCATCACGGCCCTCGTCAAGACGTTCATCGGAGGAACTGGTGGCTGATCCGCTCGTCACGCTTGCCCAGGTCCGCGCCGAGGGGCTGACGGTGGCGCAGGCCTCCGACGCCAAGGTCACCGAGGCGATCCAGCTCGCCAGCGACCTGGTCGAGCGGCTGTGCCGGACGAGCTTCACCACGCAGACCTACACGACAGCGGCTCCCTTGCTGCTCAACGGCACGGGCCACGACACGATTTGGTTCGACGACCGGGTGCGGACCGTCACGGAGATCGGGATCCAGACTGCAGACGGGACGCAGCAGACGGCCTACAACGCCACCTCCTACCGGCTGTTCGCCAGCCGGACGCCGAGCGCCCGGGACTTCCGCAACCCCAAGGTCCAGCGGCTGGGGGCGCGGACCTTCCGGGAGGGGCTGCTCAACGTCTACCTGGCCGGCACGGTGGGGACGACGGAGCTCGTCGGAGGGGTCGAGTCCGTCCCTCTCCTGATCCAGCGGGCGGTGCTGATCCTGGTGATCCAGGACTTCGCCTGGCTGCTCACGGACGACGCCCGCCAGAAGATGCGACTCGGGCGCTTCGTGAAGTCGCAGACGACGGAGGGACACCGCTACGTGCTGTCCGACATCGCCTTCTCGGGGGCGTACTCGGGCATCCGGGAGGTGGACCGGATCCTGCGCCTGTACTCGCCGCCGCTCGGGGTGCGGGCCTGATGTTCGGCCCCCCTCCCGCTCTCGACCTGGTCCATCCCGTCACGGTGACCATCGACCCGCTGGACACGGCGAGCACGAGGTGGGACGGCAGTGCCCGGGAGCCTGTCCCGCGAGAGTGCAGGCTGCCGACGGTGACCATCACCGCACAGGTCCACTGGACGAGGCGACGGGATCGCCAGCGGACGGCCGCGGGGCCGCAGGACAGCTCCGACGGCTTCCTCGTCTTCCGCCGCGTGGACCTCACCGCGCAGGCCTACGACCCCCAGCCCGGCGACCGGGTGGCGACGATCACGGAGGCGGGGGTGGCGGTCAACGTCTACCTGACCACGCCGGGGCAGCGCCGGGGCCAGTACGGGGGCAACTTCGGCCTCGTCCGGGCCTTCTTCGAGGACCGGCGCCCGCACCAGGACTGACGTGCCCGCCCGCGGCGGCCTGCGACTCACCGGGGCGTGGAAGCGCTGGACCAAGCTCATCGATCCCCAGGACTTTGAGCGGCGCCTCCGACGGAACATCCGGCAGGCGACGATCAAGAACGGTCTCCTCGTCGTTCGGGAGATCCGGCAGGGGATCAAGAACCGGGACTACGAGCCCAACGCCTTCTTGACGCTGGCGGCCAAGGCGCCGAAGGACAAGCCGCTCGTCGACAGCGGGGACTTGTTCAAGGCGATCACGAAGGTGGTCCTGGACGACTTCCGCGTCTTCGTCGGGGTCAAGAAGACGGCGAAGGGGAAGGAGGGGGAGGCGCTGGTCAACATCGGCGCAGCGCTCCATGAGGGCTACACGGTTCGGGTGACGCCGGCGATGCGAGCCGCGGTCTTCGCCCGAATCCACGGCAACCAGCAAGGGCGAGCCATCATCAAGGCCGACCCGCCGGCGGGCCCGGCAGCGAAGGTGTGGGTCATCCCCCCTCGCCCCTTCATCGAGGCGGTGCTCGAGCGCAAGGACATCCAGGAGCGGGTCAGGCGGAACTGGTCCCGGGCGGTGGAGCGGGCGCTGGTGGGGAAGTAGGGGGCTACTTCGGCACCTTCCACCGGTCGGTAATCACCCGGACGGCGGCGAGGCAGAGGGCGTGCGGTAGGCAGTCGCCCTCGACGGTCCAATCGGCGCTGTAGGGCTCCATGTACACGCTCACCTGCTCCCAGAAGTGGATCGCCACGTTCCCCTCGTCGTCGAAAGTCCAGATCCAGTGCGAGGGCGAGTAGATGCGCTGTAGTCGCCTCCACACCTTCCAGCCGGCGGCGAGGTTGGTCGAGAACTGGTCCGGCATGTCCCCGGGCCGGATCCCGTAGGTGTCGGGCTCTATGCGATCCGGCAACCATGTCCGGGCCTGTACCCAGGTCGGGTCTTCGTCGGCTTCGTGCGTCCAGTGCAACACGCGCTTGACGAAGCGGCCCGGGCGCTCGAACAGGTAGGACTCGATCCAGGCGTCCAGTTCGACGCCGGCACGGAGCTGGTGTGGCTCGGGGTGGGGGAGCCGGGGCATCATGGCGCCTCCAGCAGCCGCACCTTCCGCAGCCACCGCGGGGACGCGCAGACCACCTCGTGCAGGTAGCCCGCCGGCACGTCCCAGAGGACGGGGACCGAGCGGCACCGTCTCGGAGCCTGGCAGGCCATGCAGTGGTCCACCGTGCCGAAGCCGGCGCACTCGGGGTCGACATCCTCGACGCGCTCGCCGGGGGTGAAGTCGGTCGCCCTCACGACGCCTTCTTCCTCCGGTCCGGGTGGTCCAGCCGGGCCTGATCGACCTCGTCCCGCAGGCGGTAGGACCAGTGCTCGGGGGGGTCGAGGGCGAGTTGCTGCAGGTCGCGCTCGAACGATCCGGTTGGGGTCGCCAGCCCCCGCACGTACTTCGACGCCTGCGTGTGGGAGCAGCCGAGCACCTGGGCGAGGCCGCGCTGGGTGAGGCCCGTCACCTGGCAGGCGGTGCGGGCGAGGGTGGGGGTCTTGGTCTTCATGGGGTCTCGTTCTCCTTGGTGGTGGGATCCCAGCTCCGGACGCACATGATGGTCGAACCGTCGGGCAGCCCTTCGTTGAGCAGTGCGCAAACGAGTGCGCGCACCCCGGGCTGGTCGGCCACTTCGAGCCGGTCCAGAAGCACGGGACAGACGGAAACGGCTCTGCGCTCCCTGGCCTGCTCCTCTCCTTCCTGGAGCGTGGCGTAGAACCGGATGCGGCGAGTCCGCACGACCCGCGGCGTCCCGTCCGGACTCGGGTGAGCGCTCGGGCGCTCTTCCTGCCAGGTGACTCGGTAGACGGTGGCAGTCATCTAGTTGTCCCTCCCCAGCCGCAGGGGGCAGGTGTCGCAGGACGGCAGCCCCAACCGGAGGCGGATGACCATCTCCTCCTCGTCGGTGAGACCGGCGTCTTGGATGAGGCGCTCCACCTCCTCTCGCCCCTCGGGGGTGCGGGCCTTGGCGCGCAGCTCGTCGAGCCTGGTGTCGTCGTCGTTCTTCGTGGCCATGGCTATGCCAGCGCCTCCACCGTGCCCTCGAACGCCTGGCCCTGGAAGGTCCACTCGCCGTCGTCCCAGCACTCGTAGGCGGCAGCGGTCTCCCGCACGAACTCGGCCAGCGTGTAGGCCGGCCCGTCGTCGAGCATCACGTCGAAGCCGTCGGGCTCGTCCAGGGTGGTGATCCGGTGGGTGGGCTTCCACCCGTCGAGCACGCCGGGCGCCCACTCGTAGGTCTCGTCGCCGTCGATGGCCTCGTCGATCAGCCGGTCCTGCTCGGCGCGGTAGGCGATCTCGAAGGTGCGCACCGTCTCGGGCGTGGGCTCCGGTCCGGTGAGCTCGTGCAGCCCGTTCTCGAAGTCGCCGTCGTAGGGGTCGTGGGGCTCGGCGGGGAGCCCGACGGCCTTCGCGTTGCCCTGGGCGCACTCGACGGCGCAGGTGACGATCAGCTCGGGGAGGAGGGGATCCTCCATCCAGATCAGCCCCGCGTCCTCGGCGGCGACCTCCCGGGCCTCGGCCCGCGTCAGGTCGTCGCAGGCGCCCTCCTCGGGGTCGGCGTACTTGCAGAGCAGCAGGTTGTGCTCCTCCGCGTGGTCGATGGCGGCGTGTCCGGTCAGGGTGCAGGTGGCGTCCACGGTGTCCTCCTCGGTGTCGTGCATCCCGGACGGGCCGAAGCCCGTTTCGTCCGCCGCCGCGGACTCGTCAGCGGGCGACGTCCCAGTCCATCCCCTCCCGGCGCCCGTTCTCCGTCCACTCGGCCCAGCGGGGGAGGTCGGACGGCCTGAGGTCGGCGGCCTGGAGGATGCGCATCCGCACCCCCGCGTCCGTCGCCCCGCACAGGTTGACGGGACCCTCGACGAACCGCTTGCAGATGCGGGCGTTGGGGCCGTAGGCGATGGTGATGTTGGCGGCCTTGCTCATCTTCTCCTCCTCGGTGTCGTAGCCTCCTACCCCGAAAGCCCCGACCCTTGCGGGTACGGGGGGGGGAGGGGGAGGGGGGCGGTCTAGGCGGCGAAGTCGGGGGAGGAAGGTCTGCATGCTACGCCAGCGCCTGCACCAGCGGGGCGTAGAAGCCGCCGCTGTCCGCGTCCACCTGGTTGCTGTAGTCGACCTCCCACCCATCGGGGATGACCGCGTCGACCTCCTCGGCGTCCACGCCGTCCGCGTACCAGACGCGGGGGCCGACGGCGGCGTCGAGGTCGATGATGACGGCGTCGAACTGCTGCCGGGGCGTGGCGTCCATGTCGTGCTCCGTGTTGTTGTGTTCCCTGACCATGCCTATATGGTACCAACCCCCTTCGTGGACGTCAAGGGGAAAAGCGCACGGTGGGCAAAAAAGATCGCCGGCCAGCAGCCCCCTGGTCGCGCCCCGGCCGCGTCGTGTAGGATGGGAACCTCGTGGCGCGCACTCTCACCACCATGCTGGTCGACCTCGAAGTGCGTTCCCGCCGCGCCGACCGCTTCGCCGGCCTCGACTGGTTCACCACCCGCGACCGCCTGCGGTGGTCCCGCCTCGCCAACGCGCAGCCGGGGGTCTATGACTCCGACCTGCGGGAGTTCTTCGGCGACCGAATCACCCTGCGGCCGACGACCCCCTTCTCGGGCACCTACACGACGGGGAGCGGGGGCGCTGCCTACTTCTGCACCTACCGGCGCACCGTGCCCGAGGCGAAGTCTTGGGCGGCCATCGAGCTGCTCTACGCCGAGCCCGAGCCCACGACCAACGTCCGGTTCCTCCTCGGCGACGCCACCGCCAGCCTGTACCGGTGGGACGGCGCGGCCTGGCAGGTGACCGACCCCGCGGTCTCCGGCAACTGGAACACCGAGGCCCAGCTCGTCGAAGGCTTCCCCTCCTGGACCGGCACCGTCGTCCGCGTGGCCTTCCGGCTGGCGACGTCGGACGAGGACATCACCCCGACCGTCTACGGCGCCCGGGCCTTCGCCAGGATCTGGAGCCCGAGCCCGGTCGAAGACTTGGTCCTGCGGACGGTCATGCCCTACTTCGCCACCGCGGCCACGCCGGCCAGGTACAGCGAGGACGCCGACGGGTCGGGGACGGTGGACCTGTCCACCATGGTCGAGTACCGGCCGGCGGACGTGACCCCTTTCGCCGTGCACAACGTCACCGACGACCCCACCGAGCAGATCGACCTCTTCCAGGCGTGGAACGCCGGAACGTTCCGGGTCACCCTGACCGCTGCGCAGGACGCAGGCGACGAGCTGCTGATCGACATGAACGTCGCCCCCCTCGTGGCGCGCGCCGCGCATCGCGACTACCTGGAGGTGAGCCGGCTCCCGGCCCTGATCATCCAGGGGGTGGAGGTCGTCGACGAGCCGAGCCGGCACGTCCCCACCGCGGTCAAGGACCGAGCCGCGCTCACGGCCCGGGAGATCGACCGGCCCGACAACTTCCGGCTGGTGCTGGACGTCCTGGCGGTGGCGGGCTACGATACCGAGCTGCAACGGCTGTGCGACGCGGTGGACGCCTTGACGACCTGGGCCTACTCAGGGGTGACCGGAGAGCCTGTATCCGTGCGCCGTCTGGGCAACTGGACCCCGCGCGACGGGGGCGGCGACAACGTCGTCGACGCGCGGGCCTCCTTCGAGGCGGCCGGGATGATCGCGTACCGCGGCCAGGACACAGCCGCAGCCCTGCTCAACGAGATGGTGCCAACGGTGGCGGAGAACGCCACGTAGCGGAGGACGAGCATGCCAAGCCGCATCTACGGCCCGATCAACGCCCCTGGAGTCGGGCTCGAGGAGCTCACGACCCCCCGGCCGCCCCAGCCGGGGCAGATCGGGACGAGCTACGTCCTCGGCTCGTACCGCCGGGGCCCCGTGGGCGGTCCCGGGGTGCCCCCCGTGGCGATCCGTTCCATGGCCGACCTCTGGCGGCGCCGTGGCGTCAAGGTCGACGCGGCCGCGGATCACTGCGCCGAGCAGGCCTGCCGGGCCTTCCTCGATATGGCCGAGGGCGGCGGAGCGCTGTACACCGAGCGCGTCTGCGACGGGACCGAGGTGGCCTCCACCTGGACCCTGCTCACCCGCCGGTGCCCCCGCGGCGTCCTGTGCCGCAACGACGACACGCTGACCCCGACGGCGGTCACGGCCGTCTGCGAGTGGGCGGGCCGGGACGGCGGCAAGCAGAAGATCCTCGGCGGTCTGCTTCCCCTGCTGGCGAACATCACGGTCACGACCGTGGCGACCAGTAAGACGATGCTGCTCAACGAGCTGCGCGGCGGCACGCTGACCCTGCGGGGCGTGAGCGCCCGCACCTACACCATCGTGAGCAACACCACGGCCGGCGTGATCAGCGTCGAAGCCGATGCCACGATGGATACCGACATCGCGGCCGACGACCCGACGAACCTCTACTGGATGGTCGAGGTCGTCAACCTGGAGACCGACGAGGAGAAGGGGGCGACCCGGCGTGCCGTCGCCCTGCGCGTTTCCCCGCGGGGGGCCAGGCGCCCCGCCATCGAGTGCGGCCTGCGGGTCAAGCTCGACCGCTTCGAGCAGCAGCACTACCCCGACCTGTCCATGGTCGCCGGCATCCCCGGACGCTCCGAGATCGCCGGACGGGTCAACAACGACAGCAACAACCACGAAGTCACGCTGGTCAACGCCTGGACGGGGGGAGACCAGGCGGACGCCCGGCCCGCCAACTGGGCCGGCATCGCCACCGCGGTCTCCGCCGGCGGCCTGACCCTGCGAATCGTCGAGTGGCAGCGGACGGTGGGCAACGCGACGGGGTGGATCGACACCTTCACCTACGGCACCGACCTGCGCCCGCAGACCATCACGCTGACCTTCCTGACGCCGACCACCTACACGGTGGCCACCGACCTGGGGATCGAGGACATCCCGAACGCGGGGGCGCTGGGGGCCAACGCGCTGGACGCGCTGCACCCGCAGCTCATGGGCTTCACCGTGACCGCCGGCGCCGTGGCCTTCCAGGCCGGCGACGTCATCGTGATCCGGGTCAAGGCGCTCCCCACCGACGGGCAGATGGTGGGGGCCCGGCTCTGGCCGGACGGCGACGGCACCAACGCCGGCGTGAGCGTCCCGATCCAGTCCAGCACCTCCCGCACCGTGACGGTGCCGACGAGCTACGACCTGACCTCTCTGGCGAGCGTCCCCCTCCAGGCGGGGGCGACGACCACCGCGGCGGGCCCGTGGAACACCGCGGCCGGCTCCCACGGTGGTCCGGTCACCCTGACGGGGATCTCCGTCACCCAGGACGGGACGGCGGTGGCGGTGGCCGACTACACCTTCCCCGACACGGTCAACCTGACCGCTGCCGCCCTCAAGGCCGACTGGGACGCCCACGCTGCCTGTCTGCTGGCGACGATCAACGCCGACGGGACCGTGACGCTGGGCAGCGAGGGGACCGGCGGCCTGGTGAGCTTCACCTACACGGGCGGCACGGCCATCGGGATCCTGATGCCGGCCGCTGCCACCTGGACCGGCACCGACGGCTCCCTGATCCTGATCGAGTACGACCAGGAGGGGCAGGCGGGCTACGACGGCATCGCCGCCCTGGCCGCCGCGGACGTCGTCGGAGCGCTCGACCAGAACGGCAGCATCGCCGAGATCCAGGAGGACAACACCGGCCTGATCGTCATCGCCGCCCCCGGCTGGGCGTTCGACAACGTGGTGGCCGCGGGCAACCAGCTCGCCGCGGACATCAACGCCGTCTTCCTGCCCGAGTACGCCATCACCGTCCTGACCGAGGCCGCTGCCGTGGCCAAGATCTCGGACGACTGGGGGCTCGACGACTTCATGTGGCCCTTCTGGCCGTCGTGGGGCTTCGTCGACGCCCGGGACGGCGCAGGAGGGCAGGAGCAGGTCTCCCTGGCTGGCCACATCATGGGGCTGCAGGCGCGCTCCTGGGCCAGCAACGGCATGGGCAAGGCGCCGTCGGGGACCTCGACGAAGCTGCGGGGCGTCCTGCGTCTGCTCAAAGCGAACGACGACGTGCTCCCCGATGCCGAGCAGCTCAACCTGACGGGCATCCGGACCATCACGAAGCGCGGCACGACCGACTTCATCATCTGGGGCGACCGGTGCCCCGGGGAGACCGAGGTCTGGGTCCACAAGCGGGCGATCAAGGGGCAGGTGGGGCGGGAGCTCGTCTACCCCGGCAACTTCGCCCAGTACATCTTTGAGACGAACGACACCACCCTGTGGGGCCGGCTCAACGTCGCCCTGCGCCAGCTCCTGCTGCCGCACTACGAGGACGGCTGGTTCGACTCGGATCGGGAGTTCGACGACGCGGTGCAGATCCAGATCGACGACGAGAACAACACCGCGGCCACCATCGCCGCCGGCCGGGTCATCGTGGACCTCGGCCTGTACCTGCCGAACACGGCCGAGCAGATCTGGTTCCGGCTCTCCGAGCTGGGCGTGGAGATCTAGCGGGCGCCTGCGCCCTAGCATAGGAGGCAAGCAGCATGCCGACCCCAGGACAGGACGACGCCCGCAGCACGAAGTTCGTCCTCTTCGCCGGCACCGCCCGGCTCGAGCCCGTGACCATCTCGGGCATCCAGGACGAGTACGTGGCCGTCGAGCGGCCCGACCGCACCCGGCGGGTGTCGGACCAGCGGGTGCCGTTCGACTTCACGATGACCTTCAAGGTGCGGGACCGCGTGGCGCTCGCCTTCCTGCGCACCTGGCGCAGCACCCGCGAGCACATCGACTGCACCCTGATCCTGCAGACGGAGGACCGCGAGGAGGTGGGCACGCTCCAACTCCTGAAGGTCTGCCCGCGCATGTGGTCGATCACCGACCTGTCGGTCTCCGAGGACGCCACCGAGGTGACCAAGGAGCTGACCTTCACGTGCGACGGCGTCAACGAACTCACGTAACGCCGTCGCTTCGCCCGAGCCTATCCCGGAGGCGAGGATGACGAAGCCCGACGAGACCGAGGGGGGCATGCCCCCGGAGAAAGAGAGCACCGTCCCCGACGAGGCGGACGGAGGCACCGTTCCAGAGGAGGACCTGTCCGACGAGTTGCTGGAGGGACAGCGGTGGACAACGGTCGGCGACCTCGGCCACCGGCTCCCGTGCGCCGTCGGCCCAGACGTCTCCTACACCTTCCGCACCGCCAACCTGGGGCTGAAGCTGGAGCGGGGACGCAAGGTGCCGGAGACGCTCAAGGCGCGTCCCATGCTCTACCTCGCCCACTTCCTGGCGGTCTCGCTGGAGAGCGTACAGGGGCGCAGGCTGACCGACATGGGGGTCGAAGAGGCCGCTCTCCTCATGCGCTCGTTGCCGTCTTCATCGGTCCTGCAGATGCTCGTCAGGTACTGGATCGACCGTCGCGGTTCGGACGTGTTGGTCCGGGATGACATCATCTGCCCCCAGGTGTCGTGCGGGGCGGTCCAGGACGTGCCGCTCCACCTGTCGCAGATGCGCGTGCGGGCGTGGGATCATCTCGACGCCCTGCCGCGCATCGAGTGCGAGCTGGTCGACGACTTCAGATTCCCCGGCGACCGGACGGTCAGCGCGGTCGCCATGGAGCCGGCGCCGTGGGACGCATGCTGCGAGCTCGGAGACGGCCAACTCGCCTCGGAAGGGGAGCAGGAGGTGGCGAACCTGCAGCGGGCCATCGTCAGCACCGATACCGTCGAGGGGCGTGTCACGATCCCGAGGCCGGTGCTGGAGCGGCTGTCTGCCGACGACGCCGTGGGGCTGGGCCTCGACCTGGACCTGCTGTCCGGTGGTCCAGAGATGGCCATGGGTGCGGAGTGCGCGCGCTGCAAGAGCACGTTCTACGTGGGGGTGCCGTTCAGTAGCCTGGATTTTTTCGGGCAGGAGGTGCGGAGGATGCGCCGACGCCGCAGGAGGTTGGTGAGCAGCTAGCCTTCCTGGGGCACGTCTGCCACCAGCCAGCATCGGAGGTGCTCGCCATGGAGGACGCGGTGAGAAGATCGATGCTGAAGACGGCCCACAAGCTGTACCGAACCTGGGCGGAGGTCCAGGGGGCGAAGCTGCGGTAGATGGGGGCGTTCTCCCGGGCGTTCGGCGGAGGCGGCCGCACCATGGGACTCGGGGCGATCCTCGACTTCCAGTCCCGGGATGCCGTCAAGAACATGAACAAGGCGCAGGCGGGGACGTTCCGCCTGCAGACGGGGCTGCAGAACGCAGGGATAGCGGCGCGCACGGCCGCGGGGACCATCGCCAAGTTCGGCTTGGCGCTCGTGCCGGTCGGCGCTGCGCTCGGCGTGGGGGTCAAGAAGGCGCTGGACTGGGAGACGGGGATGGCGCGGATCGGCACCCTGCTGACCGGCCCAGACCTGGAGCGCCTGCCGCAGATCAGCCGGGAGATGGGGGAGCTGACGCGGCAGTACGGGGTCGCCGCCAGCACCATGCAGGAGGGTATGTTCCAGGCGATCTCGGCCTCGGTGCCGGCGACGAAGTCCATGGAGTTCATGACCGTGGCGGCGAAGGCCGCTGTTGGCGGCTTCACGGACATGAACGTCGCGGTCGACGGGCTGACGAACGTGATCAACGCCTACGGCCTGTCCGTCGACCGGGCCGAAGAGGTGGCCTCGGCGTTCTTCGTGAGCAACCGCTTCGGGAAGACCACCTTCGATGAGCTGGCGCAGAGCCTCGGGCAGGTCAGTCCACTCGCGGCCAAGCTGGACGTGGACTTCCGCCAGCTCTCGGCGGTCATCGCCGGCGTGTCCAAGCAGGGCATCGTGACGGCGGAGGTCGTCACCGGTCTGCGCGCAGCGTTCACCAACCTGATGCAGCAGCAGCCCCGGGCGATCAAGATGGCGAAAAAGATCGGGATCGAGTGGGGGGTCGCGGGCATGAAGGCAGCCGGAGGCTTCGTCCCCTTCCTCGAAGAGATCACCAGAAAGGCGAAGGGCAACGTCTCGGTCATGCAGAGGATGTTCCGCTCCGTCGAGGGCCTCAAGGTGGTCCTGGCGCTGACGTCCAAGGTCGGCATGGCGACCTACACGCAGTCCATGGAGGACATGGCGACCAGGTCAGTACAACTCCAGGAGGCGTTTGCCAAGGTCGAGCAGAAGACGAAACACCAGCTTCGGCGGCTTGGTGCCAACTTCTCCAGCTTGGCGAAGGACGTGGGGACCGAGCTACTCCCGGTTGTTCGGGAGGCGGCCAACGCGCTGGGCGACATGGTCGATACGCTGCGGGCCAACCCCCGAGAGCTTCGTGGCGCCATGCGGTCGCTGGCGACGGGCCTGCGGTCGGCGCTGCAGACGGCCAAGAAGACGATGGGGTGGCTACGGGACAACCTGGAGACGATTCTGGCAGTCTCCAAGCAACTCGTCTCCACGTGGATCAAGTTCAAGGCGCTCCAGATCGGCATGGGGCTGGCGCAGGCGGGGGCTGGTGCGTTTCAGTTCGCCCAGGTCGTCTCCGCCCAGGGGCTCGCTGGCGCGCTCGGGATGCTGAAGACCGAGACCGTGAAGACCGCCGGCAAGATGAAGATCCTCGGCATCGCCACGACCGGCGGGATCGCGACGATGCGCGGCCTGCCGGTCGACCTGTCTGCCTTCTCCGGGGCGCTGGGTGGGGCGGCCAAGTCGACCCGTCGCATGTTCTGGGTAGGGCCGAAGATGGGTGTCGGTGCAGCGGGGACGATCTTCGGCCCCATCGGGAAGGCGTCGCTGACGTTCGGCAATACGCTGCTCGTCGCCGCCGCCGGGATGGTCGGCTGGGAGATTGGACAGTGGCTCAACTCCCTTGGGGCCGATGAGCTGGTCTACAGGGGGCTGCGCAAGTTGCTCGGAGAGGGCGGCGAGACGCCTGCGGAGAGACAGGCGGCCACGCGGCGGCAGGAGGCCGCCAGCCTCGCCGCCCAGCGTCGACGTCGCCTGCTGCGGGCTGCCGAGCGCATGGCCTTCGCCGAAGGGGCGAAGCAGAAGATCGGGGACGTGCTGGCGGAGCAGGCGCCCGGCCCGAGCGTCGACGTCATCATGGAGCGCACGCTCGCCAAGACGCAGGGGCAGGTGAGGCGGCTGCGGTCCGCCGTTGCGAAGGGCAAGGTCCCGACCGAGTTCGCCGGGATGGGGCAGCGTGAGCGAGAGCAGTTCCGGGCGCTGGTGCAGGATATCCAGAAGGGGGCCTACGAGACGGTACTGCCAGGCGTGAGGGAGAGCGTCGGCGACATCCCGAAGCTGCTGGAGGCCATTGACCGGCTCAACGGGACGGTGAAAGAGACCGCCGACAAGGAGACCACCGTCAACGTCGACATGGACGGCCGCAAGCTCGCCAAGGGGCTGGGGCGCAACGCCGCTCGGACCAACGCCAGAGGGGGGAGCGGGCGGCAGTTCTCCGCGGCGGAGCGCAACCGGATCCTCCGCTCCGGCGTCGAGGTGCTCCGCGTGGCACCGGGGACCGTCTGATGCCCGCCGTCCCCACCAGCCCTGCCGACGTCCTCGCCTTCATCCAGGACCCCACCGGCTTCGTCGTCGACGGCCCCGACCGCCGGCAGTGGCGGATCAAGAGCCTGGATCCCGCTGTGCCCTTCGTGCAGATCGGGGACTTCCGGCCGCGGGAAGGGGTGCAGATCGGAGCGCAGGCGAGCTACGGCACGTCGCAAGGGGTCAACGACCAGGGCGAGCTCGTGCAGTTCCTGGGAGGGGCGTCCGACCGCGCCTCCGTCACCGTGGAGCTGTACTCCGAGCGGCCCGGGGACGACCTGCGCCAGCGGGTGGACCAGCTCATGGGGCTCGTCAAGCGGCACCACAAGCTGCGGCGCCCCCCCCGCTGCCGGTTCTCCTGGGGGGACCAGGTCTCCCGGGAGGTCTTCTTCGACCGCGCCGGTCTGACTATCCGGCGCCTGTGGAAGAACGGGGCCATGGCCGAGGTGGCCGTCGCCCTGTCGATGGTCGAGACGGCGCCGGTCGACGTAGAGGTCTCCGACCCCGCGGCGCCCCCGGCGGAGTCCGTGGAGTACGTGCTCAAGCCCGGGGACACGTTCGAGCTGATCGCGCAACGCGCCTACGGCGATCCGCTGCTCGGGGTCAACCTCCGGCTCAGGCATCCCGAGCTGGTGGGAGGGATCGAGACGCCC